GAATTGGGCGCATAGGTAGTGGTGGCATCCGATACCGCTTGCTGTATCTTGTCCGTCAGCGCGATCTTGTTGCTCACCCGCGTAGACATGAGCGCCTTCGACAATGGAAGCAATCCGTCCCGATTAATCAGCAGAAGATCGCCAGCAAACTTTGTGAAGCAACGACGGCTGATCGGCGATCCGATTTCGAAGACGCCAACAAGCGCCCACGTGCTTGCCGATGCCGGATCAGTGCCCCTATAGACAACTGCCTCGCCCTGCGACGTAATGAACACCGCGTAATCGTCAAGACCCTGACCTGCGTCGAGCGACCAAGTGCCCATCGCCATCAGATAGCCGCCCTTTTTGACGATGCTCGAAAAGTCGAGCGAGGATGCGGCACCACCAATTGAAAGAACAGGCAAATACCAGATGCGCAATGAATTGCGCTCCACCATCCAGATGCGTGTCTTGAACACGTTAAGATGGATGATGTCCGATGTCGCTACACCGGTAATTGCTGGTGTCGTGACATCATCAATCGCTTCCCATGTGCTGCCGTCGTACAGCTCCATCTTGTCAGAGCCGTTCGCCAGATACAGGAAATTGCCGCCTGCCGTGCTGAAATTGATGTGTTGCCACTTATCGGAGGTAAATCCCGTGGCTACGGCTGCGCCAACTACGCCGGCACTCGTCACGTCATAGATGCTCGCGCCTGCGGCCGCAAACAATTTACTCGTCGTAGGCGAGTTGTAAGCGGCTAACGTGTTCGGCGCCAGGCCGCTTACCTCAATCGAATATCCATATCTAAGCTGAACTTCCGATGTCTTCGGAAAGAAATTGTCGAGAATGACGGCATCAGTTTCTTTCATGTCCGCCAGCGCATCACGAGCATTCCATCCGCCGATGGGGGCCGGCATGGACTTCGTGTTAACTACCGCCGAACGAATGCCCTTGGTGCGCAGAGGCTCAAGCATTCCACGAGCCAATAGGAACAACGATGCCGGTATGCGCATCTGTTCTGCGCCCAATATCCAATGTCGGGCGCTCCGTATCGCGAGCGATTGCAGTAATGACGCGATTTTGGTACTTGCGAAAATCTTCCGCGTACTCAAAACCTTTTGCTTCCTTCCACCGCCAAATAAGGCCGGCAGTCATGATCTGCTCATCCAGGAGCGCAATATCTGCATCAGCAGTAAAGGCTGTCTTGAGCGTCGCACCATCCGATGACGTGCACCAGTTTTTGGTCTGATACTCGAAATAGTACGAATCGCCAGCGGCAGGAATCGGCATCAGCAACAATAGACTGCCGCGAACGCGATATTTCGGGAACGGGCTTGTCACACCCCACGATTTAAAGTTCTGCCATGTCTGCGGATCAAGCGATCCATACACTGGCAGTCGCTTAGTGCGGTCCCAAATCGTTCCATTGATGATGTACTCAAAACCAGGCGCGATCGTCTCGATAGCGCCTTGGCTTTCTGTTGCCGTCGTAACAAACGACGCCTCCAACTGCAAAGCCTGCCAATCGTAAGAAATACCTACAGAGGCACCTGTAGCAAGCGATTCGCCTTCTTCATTTGCGAGGGCAAGCAGTTGCAATATCTGCGTGTCCGTGGAACTGACAACAGCCGTTGGCGATGGGATGCCAATGCGAGTGCAGGCGTTTTGTACGATGGTCAGGAGAGACATGATTACTCGTCTTTCGGTGGGCGGCCGCGCTTTGGTTTGTCGGCCTCAACTGCTTGCAGGCGCTCGTTCATTCGCTCGATGGTGTCTTTCAATTGTTCGTTTTCGATCTTGAGCGCCGCCAACTGTTCGGCGCCGGAATTGGCCGACTCCAACCACGCTTGCGCCTTTTGCTTCAGTGTGCGCAGCCCGAGATTCTTCTGAAGAAGTTCCTCAGTCGCTGCGGCCAAGTCTTCAACGGTGCGGATTTTCATCTCCAACAAGTTTTCCACTTCCGCAGGGGACAGTACCGCCCATTCGCGAATGGGGTAGCCGTTTTCCGGGCTTTCACGACCTGCAAGCCAATCCTGAAACTTGGCATCGAAATGCTTTACCCATGCCTCCGGGTATTCGCCCTCCACGGACTTGCGCTTCAATTGCGCCAGCCAGTCTTCCGCAATTTTTTCGGTCTGATCCTTCGATCCGATCTGCATCACATAGGCCATGTTGATGTTCTTGGCAACGCGGCGACCTTGCTCTATCGATGCGTTGCGATCCTCGACGGCGACTTGTTTGAATTCGACGTAAGGCGGGCGGGCTTCCTGAATTGCGGGCATGGGGGTTTCCTCATGGGTTGATGAACTTTTCTATGCCTGCGCTTGTTGAAACGGGCATAAAAAAGCCCCTCCGTAGAGGGGCTTGTGCCGCTTGCTTTCTGGCTTAGACGACCTGGCCTTGTGCAGTCGGGTCATTCAGCACGCCTGCGCCATAACCCGTATAGGTGCCGGTCAAAGTGATGGACCCGGTAGCTGTGCTGTTTTTATCGCCAGCGGTGCCGATGGCCGAGCCGGTGTAAATGCGCTTGCCATCAGGGTCAAGAGCCGCCACCACGGTAGATGCCGGAATGCCAGTGCCAGACAGAGCCATGCCCAGGAAAAACCCGTCGTAGCCAGCAGGGCAAGTCAGCACATCAGTGCCATTGACCGTGTTGGCGGTCACGGTCTTGGTGCCTGTCGCCGCAATACGATTGCGAACACCAAGCAATTGCTTGCCATTCGCCAGCGTGCCGGCGATACCAGCAGCAGCAACGGCTACAGCGGTATCAGCGGCCACCGTGGCATTGGTCCTATAGACCGCGAGACCTTGCACTTGCAGCCAGCCATACTTGCCGGACGCCATCGGGGCCATCGCCACGCCAAACGGGAAGCCCTGTCCTGCGGTAGACGGTAAGAGCGTTCCGAGACTGGCTTCGTCCCATGCGACCAGCGAGCCCTTCAGGATTGCATCGTTGGATTTGATGTAGACAAACGTGCCGAGCCCCCAATACGGATCGACTGCCGTAACGCGAGTGCCGAGAACATGGCGCTGCGTGGTATCCGGCGCGAACCAGTCGTTGAATGGCTGAGTGCCGGCAAAAGCTGAGATTGATGCAAACATTGTGTTTTCTCCTTACGCTTTCATCACGGCCTGACGGGCGCGATTCGAGCAGATGAGGTTGCCTTGCCAGAGGATCGGAATCACGATGGCGTCTTGGTTGACCGAGCGGAGTTCATCCATCATGGTGAAGTTGGCATCGGTGTGCGCAACCATTTCCAGGAAGTCGGTGTTGATGAAATACGCGTGGGAACTCGAAATACCACCAGACGAATCGAAGAACACGTCGGCGGTCTTGTACTTCATTGACACCATGCCGCCCTTGCCGCTTTCTTCTGCGGTATAGCGCTTCAACGAGGTCTGCGATTGCTCGTAGAACGTGAAGTAATCGTCGGACATGACAATCAGATCCGGCATGTCGTTGCCGCGCGTTGCCTTGATCCATGTCGGCAGCATCAGGCTTTCGATCGTGGTAGACGAGGGTGTGATTCCACTGCCACCCTGCAGCGGCGCAGCGGCTGACTGAACGATGTTCTGCCAGAAACTGTAGGGGGAAGAGTTGATACCGCCCACGGTGCCGGTGCCGGTGTCGGAAATCAGCGCTTGCAAACCGTTGATCTGGTTCGTTGCGGTGCCATCCGAATACAGATCGGTCGACATGCCATTGGCCGCCGAGCGCATCGCGTTCTTGATCCGCGCTTTCACCAGATTGATGATTCTCGAATCGCCCGAGTTGGTGCGCAACTCAAGACCGGAGGCAACGACGTTGATTGCCACTTGGCGCCACGGGAATTCCGCTGCCGTGATGACATCCGATGCGCTGATGTTCAGCGTGTCGTAACCCGAATAACGCTGGTACGTGCTGTTGTTTGCGTAATCCAGCGGGCGGACGATGGACAGGCCGCCGTCTTCGGTGCTTGCGCGGCCCTTATCGGCGATGCGACGGTGCAGCGCATTGTGGTTGGAAACGTTATCCGAAATTTCTTTCGAGTGATTGCGGTACGTGGTGCTCACAAGTTCGGTGAACGTGTTAAAGAGAGTGCTTTGACCGGGAGAGGCCATGGTATAGCTCCTTCAATGGGATTGCGCTGTCTTCCCGACAGTGCGAATTACGAACGGGATCGGATGTCCGCCAGAGTTGCTTTCAGCGTTTCATCCATCGTGCCGACAGGACGTTGTGCCGGCAGGGTTCCCCGCCTTGGTACATTGGTCGCTGCTGTGGCTTTGGCTTTCTGGGCGATTTTTGCCTGTGCTGCGCGCTGCTCTTCCTGCTGT